TGCGTAGAGGTGGTGCAAAACGTCCCAAAAGGAGACCAAATTTAAGCAAAAGAGACTTTAATCGCATGGTAGCAGACATGACAGACGTTGTTTACAAAACAAAAGTACAACAATGCGACAATTGTTGGGGTAAAGGAACAATAAAAAAATATACTGTTAAAGGAGATTTATATAAAATAGCACCAAAATGTCCTAAATGTAGTGGTAAAGGTGTTTTGTATACACCAACAAATGAAGTAGCAGGTTTTAAATTAGTACCTACAAATATTATGGATTGTACTGTCAATGGATTTAAAACTGATATGGATACAGCGATAAAACATATAACAGAAACTAATGAAACAGCAAAAGATTTTTTACAATCATATACTAGATATAGTGCTATAAGAACGTATCTACGAACATTTATTGAGGGAATAGAAAGAGGATTAGATGTAGATAATTTTATTCATCCTCAATTTATGCAATGTGTAACAGCAACAGGTAGGCTGTCTTCTAGAAATCCTAACTTTCAAAATATGCCTAGAGGTGCTACTTTTCCTGTAAGAAAAGCCATTGTTAGTAGATTTAAAAATGGATTTATATTAGAGGGTGATTATAGACAATTAGAATTTAGAGTTGCAGGTTTTTTATCTAAAGATAAACAGCTATATAGAGATGTAAAAAATAATGTAGATGTTCATCAATATACTGCAAATACAATGGGTGTTGAAAGGCAAGAGGCAAAAGCACATACATTTAAACCATTATATGGTGGTGTTTTAGGTACTCCAAAAGAGATGAGATACTATGAAGCATTTAAACATAAGTATTGGCAAGTAACTAATTGGCATGATAAATTACAAAGAGAGGCAGTTGAAACTAAAAAAATTAAGTTGCCTTCTGGTAGAGAATACTCATTTCCTTATGCTCGATATACACAGTATGGTAATGTAACAAATTCAACAGCAATAAAAAACTATCCTGTTCAAGGATTTGCAACAGCAGATTTATTACCTCTTGCGTTAGTTAATCTATATGCTATAATGAAAAAAAAGAATATGAAAAGTGTTATTTGTAACACAGTTCATGATAGTATTATTCTTGATGTTCATCCTAGAGAAAGAGTTGATTGCATTGATTGTTTGAGAATGTCAATGCTAAGTATTAAAGATGAATGTAATAGGAGATACAATATTAATTATGATATGCCTGTTGATATTGAATTAAAAATAGGTGATAATTGGTTAGAGACTAAGGAAATATAATGGACGATTATAAAGATTACAAATTAAGTGGGACACTCCATGCACCATTTAGTCCTATGTTAATGGAATTTAAAATTCCACAACCTTACATAGATTTATTAAATAATTATGGAGATAAAATATCTAAAAGTGATAAAAAATCTAAGCAATTAGATTGGTCGGATAATCTTGTAGGTAATGTAAAACAAGAACATAAAATTGAAGACCATATATGGCAAGAAAAACCTAATGAAAATTTGCCTTCTTTATTTAATTGGATGGGTGCTTGTGTTAATTTATATGTAAAAACAAAATTAAAACAGGGTGATAAATTAGATAATGAGGCGGCTGAAAGAGGTGTTAAAAAAGTTGCTTTACATAATAGTTGGCTTGTTAATTCAATAGCAGGAGATTTTAATCCTCCTCATATGCATTATGGTCAATTATCGGCAGCAGGTTGGTTAAAAATGCCGGAATCTGTAGAAAAAGATGAAGAACGAGAACACGCAGGGTGGATTGAATTTTTGTATGGGACACCACAAATATTTATAGACCCAAAATATTCTATAAAACCTCATGTGGGACAAATATTTATATTTCCTGCTTGGTTATTACATCAAGTATATCCATTTAGAGGTAAAGGATTAAGAAGAACTATATCATTCAATGTTAGTGTTGAATTTTAGTTGACATAGAATGTGTATATTGTATAATATACACATTGTTTAGGGGTAGTGTAATTGCAAATACACTGTCGCTTCTGGCTGAACAACAATAAGCTAGTTGTAAAGCACATTTTTAGATGAGTATGTCTTAATGGATGAGGGGTCTAAGGGTGGTACTGAGTAACGTTATCTTAAAGGTGGATAGCTCGTGGAAGGTTGCAGGTAAATCCATAAGTCCTGTGAAGCTACCTAAAAATAATTTTTGCAAATTGGAGGTTCATGTTGAACACTAACGAAATAGCTGATGTTGGGTATAATCCTCTTCCAACAACACTAGAAGATTTATCAGAGGATAAATTAAAGAAATTAATTGGTCAATCTGGTGATACATCAACTGGCGGTGGAACACCTAGATTATCAATTAATCATTCTACCGAAGATGATGATGGCAATCAGATTCCTAGAGGATTTTATATGATAAGAAATTCAGAAGGTAAAAGTATCTTTGCTCCCAAAGTTATTTATAGACCTTTTGTTCGTACTTTCATGTATTCTGTATGGGATAATGATAGTAATTCATTCGGTAGTCAGACAATCCAATCTCGTAGTATGAATGATTTATTTTATGATTCTACAGGTGGATTAAAATGTGGTAAACTTGCCCCCGATGTCTTAAAAACACTTGACGAACATTCTCCCGATGCAGTACTTCAGAAGGGCATTAAATGTGTCCAAGTACTTTATGGTTTGGTGTCCATACCAGAGGGGCAGGATGCCACAGGTAGCCCTGCAACTATAAAAGATGTACCATGTGTTTGGTATGTAAGAGGTTCTAGTTTTATGCGAATTTCCGATTGGATTAAAACAATCGAAGCACAAAGAAAACTTATGCCTACTGCAACAGCCGAACTATCTACTGTTAAAGGTAAAAGAGGTGGTAATATTTATTATGGTGCTAATGCTAAAACAGTAGGATTTGGTAAGTTTTCTAAAGAAGACCAAGCTCAACTACTACAATTCTTTGAATCCATTAATTCTTTTAATAATGGTATCATGGAATCACATAGAACCAATAAAAAACTTAAAGATAATAGTGCAGATACTATTTTAGAAAGCAGATTGGTTAATAATGGTTCCAATACTTGATTTAGTCAAGAATTATTTAACCGAAGCAAGTAAGGGCGAGGCTAAACTCTCGCCTGAACTTGTTAAAGAATTTGAAAAAGCCTGTGGTGAGGCTTTAAGACGACAATTTAATCCCCAAAATAAAAAATGGCGAATGAGAATGTCTGGTTTAGGCAAACCATTATGCCAACAACAATTAGATAAAAAAGAACTCCCAAAAGATTTAGAATATAATGCTGTCATGCGATTTTTAATCGGTGATTTGGTAGAGGCATCTGCAATATTTATTATGAAAGCATCTGGAATAGATGTAGAACACACACAAAAAGAAGTATCTACAGATATTGGTGGAGAAAATATAAAGGGAACATTAGATGTAAAAATTGATAACAAAGTTTGGGATATAAAATCTGCAAGTCCCTATGCATTTACAAATAAATTTGGTAATTATGGTGGATACAATAAATTAAAAGATGATGACCCTTTTGGTTATCTTGTACAAGGTTATGGGTATGCTAAAGCAGACAATTCACCATTTGGTGGGTGGATTGCTATTAATAAATCAACAGGTGAATGGGCTATATGCGAAGCACCTATCGAACAGGAGGAAGAAAAAAATGAAGCATTACAAAAAGCTAGTGATAATGTTAAATTTTTGGTGGAGGAGAAGCCATTTAAGAAATTATTTGAACCGAAAAAAGAATCAATAAAAATTAAAGGTGAATCTATATTTACAGGAAATGAATTAATGCCTATGGCTTGTAGTTTTTGTAGCTACAAATATCATTGTTGGCCTAAAGCAGAGTTACATAAGAAGGTTGCAACTAGGGCTGTGAACAGACCAATGGTGTGGTATACCAAAATAAAAGAGGAGGATTTAGAAAATTGCCTGTAATATTTCAATTAGACATAAGAGAAGCAGACATTAAGTCAAATGCTGATATTTTTTATATTCAAGAATACACAAAAGACCAAAATGCTCAGAATGTCCTATTTTTACGCACTAGAGACCCTTTTCGTGTTCTCTGGGGTGATAAGACCTATGAGACCAATAAACTTACTGTAGATGAAGATATAAAGCAAATTAAAAATTTGTTAGACCGAAATGCTATAATAATTGCTAGTTTAGAGGGATATACAGAAGAATTACGTAAAACATCACCACAAACAGCACAATATTTAGATTTACGATTAGAAGAGTTATATGAGATATATAAACCTAAAACTGTGGTTAAATGAAATTAAGTCATGGATTTAGAAGTAGATTTGAATTTGAATTTGCACAATATTTGGCAAAGAATAAAATTAAATATGAATATGAAAAAGATAAGTTTAGATATATTGTACCCATTAAAACATATACACCAGATTTTTATTTAATTGAATATGGATTTTATTTAGAATTAAAAGGACATTTAGATGTGGTGGATAGAGTTAAACATTTACTTCTTAAAACGCAGAATCCTCATTTGGATGTTCGGTTTATATTTCCTAATTCTAAAAAGAAGATATACAAAGGCAGTAAAACTTCATATGCTGATTGGTGTAACAGGCATGGTTTTTTATATGCAGATAATAGGATACCAAGTGAATGGATGAAGAAATAGTACTACCGAAAAATAAAATGTATGTTATAATGTCTCCTATAGGCGAAGACCAATTTAATATCATGTGTGTAGATAAAATGGATAAACCTATTAATGAGTTATACTATATGATGAGAGGATTATGTGAAATGTCTATAAAACATCAAGAAGATTTAATTGAAATAGGAAAGGAAGTAATGTTACAAGAAAAATTAAAAACAACAAAGAGGGAATTACTAAGTAATGTTATTCCATTTAGACCTAGGAGAACCAATGGTAAAAAATAGTAAATTTGACTTAGATTTACAATATGGACAATTACGAGAACAACAAGTTCACGATATGTTTCACAATAAGAAGATTGAGATTAAAACAGAGAGAGATTGGTGGAAAAAAACAGGTAACATTGCTATAGAATATGAATGTAATGGTAAGCCTAGTGGGATTGATAAAACAGAATCTGATTTTTGGATACAAATATTATCTCTAGGTGTAGATAATTATTGTAAATTAATTTTTGAAGTGCCTAGATTAAAAAGAATTGTTGAAAAGTATAAAGCTACACACAGCAAAATGGTAGGGGACAGAAATGCTTCTAAATGTGTGTTAATACCTTTAAATGAATTATTTGAGAAAGATAATGTTGCTGTATAATGGACGAATTTTGGAAATGGTGGATTTTAAGTATGGTTACAATTAATACTGTAATTAATTCTATAGTTTTTATTGTAGGTCGTAAGTTCAATACTACTAGTCTATATAGGTTTAAAAATAAAAAAAAATAGAGGAGAAATGAAAACATCAGAAATTTTAAATGAAGCAAAGAATCTCGTAGATGGGGATAGACATAAGGATTATGGGGATAAAACAGAGAACCATAATAATATAGCTAAACTTTGGTCAGCTTATTTAGATACAAAAGTAGAACCACATGATGTAGCAATTATGATGGCTTTATTGAAAATGGCTAGGACAAAGTTAGGTGCTGTAAGTAAAGATACTTACATAGATATGGCCGCATATGGGGCAATAGCAGGTGAAATAAAATTCAAGGAGGAAAAATGAAACAAATTTTGAATCAACTAAAAGTAAAGTGGGGTGTATGGTCTCTACATTATAGAGAATACATCGTAGGCTTTATTATTGGATTTGTTATCGGCGCAATCATATTGTAATGCAGTATGGCTTACCTGAATGCAAATATACCCTTGATCTATTCACAGATCAGGAGAGAGTATCTTT